ATGCGAGACTCTAAAGAATAACGGTGAACCGTAGTCATAGGTCTTAAGATGGAAAGCTCGATAATTCAAAATAATGAAAATTTCAAAATTCTGAATCGGTCCTAAAGACCCAAATCGAACTCGATATGAGACAGATGGAGCGATATCTCTCTTGGACCCAAAAGGGTTCCAAGTCTTCTTGAAGAAGTATAGCTGAAGAATTATTTCTTTAGCTCTACGTCGACGAGGAGAATCAATATCTACTTCCATTAGATTGTACCATAACTTTGGGCAGTACCTGATGAAGCTTTCGCGACATCATGGTCCTACTTATACAGTTAAGTACCTGAAAGCTTCACAGCTTGCAGTGCAGAAGAAGATTGCAGGCCAGGCTCTTAGCTCTCTTAGAGAGTTGGAGCCTGATCTGCCCTTGCCAAGACTCGCTAAGTCGGGACTTCCGGCTATAATCGGACTTCGCCACCGTAGATCTATCTACAGTGGTAGCCTGATTATAGTCAGATTGTGGTTGACTTTATTTAGTATCTACCGTATCATAAAGATACCGGTGGTTCCTAAGTTAAAGACGATCACAGACCCGTTTAGCGGAGATCTTAAATCTTTAAGTGATATTCAATCATGAACGGAGTAGTTTGCTCCTGGACTGATTGGAACTAGCTTTGTTAGATCTAAGGTCTGTTCGAGCGAGAAGATCTTGCCTATTGAAAAGGCGAGTCCTTCAAACTCGACATCTTGGTTTGGTCTACTTACAGATGCTGTCGCAATAGGAAATTCTAAGATCTTTTCAGATTTTAAAATCTATTGTGAAGCAACTGAAAATGGATACATCTTGAATAAAGTAATGTCCATAAATAGGTTGTTTACCAATAGAAAGCACCTCCTTCAATGTTTACCATTTAAAGGGGATGTAATAGTAGGAAAAGATATAACTGTGGAACAGATTCCTTTGGGGCAATTAGCCTTTAAGGAAGAAGCCGCGGGGAAACTTAGAATATTTGCTATGGTCGATATTTGAACGCAGAGTCTCTTGAGACCTCTTCATGATGCTTTGTTTGATTTACTCAAAACGTTCCCTAATGATGGGACTTTTGATCAAGAGAAGTCTTTCTCGCGATGTGTAGAAAAAGCGAAGCTGAATAAAGTGGCGTTTGGATATGATCTTTCCGCAGCTACTGACAGATTACCGATCGATCTTCAGGTTACAATCCTTTCAATTTTAATTGGAAGGACTGCAGCCGAAGCTTGAAAGGGTCTGTTAGTGGGACGAGGGTATTTTCTGCCCCAGTCCGCTGAGAGATATAACCTCCAACCTGGTCAGGAATTTAAATATGCTGTCGGGCAACCGATGGGAGCTTTGAGTTCTTGGGCCATGTTGGCCTTGACTCATCATTTAATTGTTCAATATTGTTACTGGTGCGAGTATCCTACTCGAAGAGGGTCTATGACCTGATTCGATGGGTACGAAGTGCTCGGTGATGATATCCAAATATTTGATGAAAAGGTAGCGAATCGATATCTTAAGGTGTGTGATCAATTGAGTGTAAGTATTAACTTATCGAAATCAGTTGTGTCAAAACAATTGGTTCCGGTAGTGGAATATGCAAAGCGTACTTCTATGGCAGGAACAGATGTCTCTGCCCTGTCATGGAAGATGCTTGCCTCTCAAGACAATCTCGCCGGAAAGGTGAATATTGCGATGAAAGTGTTCCAGAAAGGGATTTTTCCCTCTCTTCGGAGCGCTTTTGCTTTGGCAACAGCATCGAAATTCAGAATATCTAAGTCGGGTGAAGCTCACTCAATTATTTCCTTTTATACTAGCCTTTATAAAAAAGGTCTAGTTGATTGGAGATGATTGCTTGAGCGGATCGCTGATAAGAAAAGTTTTGAAATCTTTTTTGGTAAAGGTCGCTTACCCAAACTTTCCGTTAAGGAGTTTGAGCAAGTTGAACTTGCCTTAAAAGAATGTAGAGATCTAAGTTCCATTTCCACTGACCCTGACCGTGAGTTTGCGGTTTCTGCGCATTATATGGAAGCAACTAAGTTGGTTCTATATGAGCGTATCGACCACATCATGCGTGTCATGGTTAGTGATAAATTTATGCAATCTTCATTCCAGTCCTTTCTAAAAGGAATTTGGCATGAAGGGCAGGGAACTTATGATCCTGAATCACAGTTTGTGATTAAGGATCTCGCCCAGGACATGATCTCTGACATATACCAGTTTGAGATGCTTGATGCTTTTGCAGTTGATTTAAATCTTCTGCATTACCATGAGCTAGCTCAACATATGGATAAGTTAGAGAACATGAGACGTGCGCTGGAGCTGGGAATCAGATCTAAAGCAGATCGTAAAAAGCCGATTACATCGTCTCTTTACGTTCTTAAGTCTTTAGAAAAGATCCTGAAGCTTCCAAAAGAGTGATGAGAAGAAATGGACCAACGATTACATCGTTAGTCTTCTTCAACGTCTAAACGGAAACAGATTGATGAGAGTAAATCTCTCCCCTGTCTCATATATAGTTTTAGGGTCGTGACCGCGGTGAAACTTGATCTATTTATAGACTCTTGTTAATAAACGTGATTACACCGAGTAATCCTTGGGATTACCGTGAATACGAAGGAAGGTGCGTAGAGACCACCCAGGTGGGCCTATGCTATCCCTTGAGAAAATGCAACCGAAAAGGATGTACTTAGTGGGTTCTTCGGAACGTCCATACTTTTGAGGGTGAACTGCTAAGGGTAGTTGCTGCAAGGCAGCTAACAGACCTAGAAGCTCGACCCCATCAGCGGGAGTTGAAGCAC